ACGGCTCATAGAGATCGTCGCGCTTGAAAAGCAGACCGCCTACGCTCTGCACTGGCGTCAGCTTATTCATGGCCGGCCTTCCCGAAAATCTTCCGGTAATAGTCCGCCTTCTGGGCGAGCTCATTCTGCATGATGCCGGCGAGGCTTTGCTTGGAGATTTTCTGTCCGCTTCCGGCCGTCTGATTGAGCGTCTTAAAGGCGTCGGCCGTTCCGACCTGCTTCATTCGCTCCGTCGGCTGCGGGTTCTTCCCGTTTATCATCATGCAGAGGTTGTAGGTGTTCGGCTTGAAGCCGTCTAGGCCCTCAATGCCGCAACAGGTCATGTCGTCGCCCATATTGCGCAGGCGGTTTTCACCAGAATAGAATACCAGGCCGCAACGGTGGGCCTCTGCTTTAATCTGCTCGAAGTCTGCCCGCAGCAGCTCAATGGGATAAACGCAATCGCCGCCGACGCGCACGAGGCCAGGCTTCGCCTTTGCGAATTTCATCCCTTCCACAACAACGCCGTGAGCGCCTGCGGCCTTCACGCGGGGAAGGTTCTTCAAAACGTCTTGGAGAACTTCGTGCATGAATGGCTGGATGCGGACGATTGTGCGTTTCACTCTGGGCGAGATCGTCCGCAGCATTTCCAAGCGTTCCTCGTAGCTCGGTGCGCCTTTTTCAAGCTGGTCGTACCGGCTGCATACCATGCTGATTTGAACGACGCAGTTACACTCCGCAAGGAGCTCAAGGTATTCCGGGCTTGCCGCGAGTCGTCCCTTCGTGCTTACCACAAAGGGATATTTTGTCTCTGCGAGATACTTCAAGCACTCGAGACTGTAACCGTATTTCTTTTCGACCGGCTGGAAAGGGTCGCTCATGCCGCCCCAATGAATGGGGATATTCCAGTCGCACCACGCGGTTTCTCCGCTGCGCTTTCCCTGGACAAATGCCTTGAGGCTTTCAACCGTGTCGCCCTTCTTCACCGCTTCGAGCTGCCCGTTCTTTTTCTGCACGAAGCAGTACCGGCACCCGTGGCTGCATCCAACGTATGTATCGAAGCGAATGGGGAGATTGCATAGCACGATCTGGCTTCCGCATTTACACGCCATTGTTGTTGCCCTCCTCGAAAACGGTCTTGAGAATTACGGCCACAAGGCTGTCTTTCCCGTGGGTCTTGATATATGCCTCCAGGTCGTCGCGGTCGTGCTGGTCGAAGCGGAGGCTGAGATTGAAGGTCTTTTCAATCTGGGCGAGCTCTTGGTCTATCATGCCCTGGTCAATGAGCTGTTCCAGCTTCGCCTGCACCTCGTCGATTTCCGGCTGCGTAAAGCCGGTTTCCAGCGCCCGGTCTCCGAGGCTGTCGAAAACGGCGCCGAGCTTTTCCGTGTCCCATCTGCCGCCGATTTTGTTGAGCGCGATGTTGAGCTCCTTTTCCTTGATCTCGTCGAGGTCTACGACGCTGACATCGACCTCCTCATGTCCGAGAGCTGCTTCCACGGTGAGCCTCTGGTGGCCGCCGACCACGCGGTTCGTCCGTTCATTCCAGACGACGGGTTCGACCATTCCAAATTGCTCTAAGCTGCGCTTGAGGGTTTCGTACTCAGCGTCCCCGGGCTGGAGCTCCACGCGGGGGTTGTAGGTCGCTCGCTCCATATCGGCAATACGTTTTCTGATAATCTTCATCACACGAGCCCCTTTACTTTGTCCATGACGGCCTTCGCCAAGCCGACCTTCCCGTAGTCTTCGACGTAGCGGTTCACGCGCTGGTGCTGTTCTTCCGGCAGAGTGAAGGTAGCAACAAATGTGTCGCTTTCCTTCTTCCCAACGTCGGAAAAGTCCTCTTTGAGGAGGTCTTCGATGTGACCGAAGTCCTCGCCCATGAGGCTGATTTCCAGCTCGGTAAATCCAGTGGCCTTCAAGTTGCCGCCGGCTGCCTTGATTTCGTCGATAAGGGCAACCAGCTTCGCTACGTCCCAAATGCCCTTGCTCTTATTCAGTAAGACGTTGAGGATTTTTTCATCCTCCGGGGAAAGGTTTACGACGCTGATGTCTTCTTCCTCGACACCTCGGGCAAGAAGAACATTCCGGCGCTGGTGGCCGCCGACGATATTGCCGGTGCGCTCGTTCCATACAATCGGCTCTACATAGCCGAAGCTGTCGATGCTTTCGTCAAGGGCTTCCCATTCCTGGTCGCCCGGTTTCAGTTCCACCCTGGGGTTGTATTCCGCTGGTGTCAACTCGGAGAGCTTCATTTTACGTATTTCCACAGGTTACTCCTTTCTGGCATAAAAAGCGCCCGCTACATTCTCTGTAACGGGCGCTTTTGCTCTGCGCAATTTTTCATGGTAATAATGCTACCACGAAAAAATCTCAAAAGCAAATTGCAAAAATGCACCGTCTTTTTGCACGGGGGTTATCGGACGGCTCGGGCCCCATAAAGCATGATCGCTATACGCTGCACCAGGCGCTTCCGGTTCCGCCAGACCGTCGATGTGTCGCACCCAAGGGTCTGTCCGATGGTCTCGTCGTCCGTCTCCTCAAAATACCGGCCGGTGACGCAGTATTCGTACCTGTCGCCTTGTATGGTGGCGACGGCACGTTCTACGGCGTTGATTTCTTCTTCATCGGCGGCAATGGTGGCTTCCATGTCATGCTTGATTGCGGAGAAGATTTCGTCCGGGGTGAGGGCGACGCCGTTTTTCTGGAACCTGACGATGCTTTTCGACTTCTGGCGCGGCCCGTAGGTCAAAAGCTCCTGGTAGAGCTCGCGGTCGTCCTCGCATTTCTGCTTCAAATAGGGTAGCGCATAGAGGCGCTTCTCCGTGGCCTTGTATGCGTCCTTCGGGGCTTGCTGCGCTGCGCGGACGGCTGCGTTCACGCTCTTTTTTATGATCTCCTCGATGCTGGGCTTCTTTTCTGCCACGGGGCTTCACCTCCTGCGGTTTCTGATAAAGGGACAATGTACTCCAAGCCAAATAGGGGGCTGCGCGTTTCCTATAACGCTGAACCACAGCCGGCCGGTAAAGAGCAGCTTGACGCGCTCCCAGAACGTGAGCCGCCAGCAAGAAATTACCTGTCCCTCTCCACGGAAGGCAGGCAGCGGGTCGCAACGCTCCTCCATGCCCTCCGGCGGGTTGAATATGATATTCTGTTCCGGGAACGACGTCGGTGTCATGCTGCCGCCCTCCCTTACTTGTGCTGGGCTTCCATCAGCTCGGAGAGCCTGTCCCGTGCGCGGGTCAGGACGTCAATCTGATGGCGGGCCCGTTTCTGCGCTGCGGGGATTAAGCCCTTGCCTCCGGGCAGAACGCGGCCGACGATGCCGCTGGTGGTGGTGTCCATGTTCGCAGTCTTGTCGGCCTCGTTGATGAGGCTCTGTAAATCCGCAAGAAGCTGAACATCGGTTTTGAAATTACTCATGCCTTCCTCCTCAATCTGCTTCGTTGATGTTGACTGCGATGCACTCTGTCCAGCCGAGGCCTCGATACTTCTCGAGCCATTCCTCGTTGGTGTTGTGCTCCTCGCACCAGTCCCAGCCCACAACCTCGGTGAGCGTATTCTCGACCTCGCCCATGTCGCTGTCGTCGAAAAAGAAGATGTGTTCCTCGCCGCAGATGTATTTCGTCACTTCTGCGGCGCCCCACGAGCCCTTCCAGCGAGCGCAGCTATCGTCACAGACGATTTCGCTCGCCACCATCGGAACGACCGGGAGTGTCGGGTTCTGCTCGATAAGCGCAAGCAGCTCTTTAATTTTCTGCGTCTGGTAATCCATGTTTCCCTCCTATGCCTTCCAGAAAAAGCAGTACGCCCGGGCCGCCGAAGCGGACGCGGAAGGTCTCTACTTCCTGGGGGGTTATGTACTTGTGGCCGAAACGGCCCTTCATGTTCTGCCAAACATTCCAGGGCACCCGAAAAAAGTCCATCGGGCCGAAAGAACAGAGGACGAAGGCGATACCTCCGAGGGCCGCGCATCGCTGCAGGCGCTCCGCCTGGTCTTCGGTAACACGGCTCTGTTCCATTCTTCCGGTGTCTGTGTGCTTGGCCTCGAAGTTGATGGCGCGGCCGCCGGCGAGGAGGCCCTTGTAGTCCGCCTGTGCCGCCTTCGTGTAGACCGCGAGAAACTTTCCACCGCCCATGTCCTTGATAGGGCGCATGGGCTCCGGCGTCTTCTCAATGTCTGCGGCACCTTTTACGCGGTAATAATTGCATCCGGCGTCTATGATCTCCTCAAAATGCAGCCCGTTGGCCCGGCTTATCGAGCCTTGATACTGGCGCCTGGCAGCGTCGCGGCTCTGGCTGTTCTGCCACATAGGCATCCCTCCTAAAAAACCTTATTTTATTGGCTCAATATTTGTAGTTTCATGTGAAACTTCAACATTTCCACAACATTTTGCACACTTTATGACGACGAGGCGCCGCCGGCGCCGCTGCGCAATAAGTTCTTCTTGCGCGAGGTACTTCTTCGGAAAACGCTGGCGGCTGCACTCAGTCCTATAATTGCTTCTCTTGCGGTAGTCCCCGTCAAAGCCTCGGCACTCGTCGCAGAAATAGCAGATGTCTTCGACGTTCTCTACCTCGCCTGGCGTTAAATACCAGCTTTCCAGCTCGCAGTTGTAGAGGCAGTGATTGCATTTGCATCCGTAGCAGTTCATAGCGTACTGCTCACGGGCGGTGTGCAATACTTGTCGATGGTGTCTTTCATGGCTCCAGCGATAAGCTCGGCCATGATACGGGCAGTATTGCTCTCGCTGGCTTTTGCGGCCTCCTGGATGGCTGCGGGGATTGCATCTGGCTCGTGGCCGGTGTCCTCGTATGCGGCGAGCCTTTCATACATAGCCAGCTCCCAGCATTCCCCGCTGTTCTTTTTGCAGATAGGCAAGTCTGCCATATAGCAGAGGGAACAAGGCGTGAGCTCTTTCCCATCTGGGCCCTTTTGCCTGGTCAGTCGTTTCATATCAGTCTCCGCCTTCCTCGGTGAGGAAGCCCATTTCATAGGCCATCTGCCGGATTTTTCGGATGGTCGCATCGCTGATGCGGTTGCCGCTGTCCGTTCTGACGGCAAGGCTGTCAACAAAATGCCTGATTGCGTCCTCGGTCTTCTTGGGCGCCGCTGCGGCGGCTGCGGCCTTCTGCTCTAAACCATCGATGTACGAGCAAATCTGAGCATCGGTCATTTTCCGGATGCGCGTCGCGCGGTCGTGCTGATCTCGCTCGTCGTCCGTTCTTCGGCAATTCCGTTTCATCGCTCTTTCACCTCCAAACTCTCAATGCAGTCCAGCGCCTCGCCCAAGGCGTCTTTGGCGGCCTGGATAGCGTCGGCGGCGAGCCGGTACTTTCTGTGCAGGCTGTCCAAAAGATACTGCTCGAAGCTCCCGTCTTCTACGTCAACGAGAAATGCTTTATGGCTGGGGCCGTTCGCGCTGTTATACTTTTCGATTTGCTCCTTGAGGTATTCCGGCGTCCAGTTCTTCGGTACGTTGTGATGGCTCGTAATCTTGCCTTCCTGATTGCGGTAGTAAATAAGCTGCATTTACTTTCCCTCCTTCCAGTATTCAACAAAATGGGTGTATGCGTTGCTGCTGCCGCGCTTCTCGCGGCCCCAGCGGACGGTGTAGCCGTTCTGTGCGAGAATTGCTACGAGCACCTTGCGGTCTTCCTCTTTGGCGCAGTCGATTTTGTAACGCTCATTCATGCTGCTGCCCTCCGTTTCTATACGGCCAGGCGCTCAAGCAGCGCTCCCATTGTTCTGATGGGCTCAACCAAAGCTGCAACATACTCCGGGAAATTCGCCCTTGCGACGGCAGCGGCCATAGGCGGGCATACGGCGTTTCCGCACCTGGCGACCTGTTCGTTCTTGGGGTAGGGGTTTCCCATATAGTCGCGGTCAATGATGTAATCCGGCGGGAAGCCCATAGCGTTGTATAGCTCGCGCGGCGATAGCATCCGCAGTCCAATGTCGGCTATGTAGAAAAGCGAGCCTTTGATTTCCAACAGCAGAAGGTCGTCTTCTTTCAGCTCGTATTCGCAATACCGGTTCAACAGCGTTCTGATTTCCGGCCAGTGCCCGAGCGATTCGCTGCCCGATACCTTGCAGAGGTAAACTCCACAAAGGGCAAATACACCAGATGCAGTCTGTGTAGGAAGCGGCTCTACCGGCGATGTGCCAACCTCGTCGCGCTTGAACTTGACGACGTGCGCGGATACTACTGCCTCGCGGTCGTGGCTGGTGACGGTGTGCATCGGCTCCTGAACATTCAGCGGGCGGCCGCCGGTGTAATATTCCACAAGGTTCGCGCAGGTGAGACCGTAGCGGTTCGCTGCATCAACGGTGTTAATCGGCTTCGATAGCTCGGAACCTCTGACATACTCTGTCTGTTCCGTGTGGTACTGAATGAGCGACGGGGCAACGAGGCAGGCCTCTTGTTTTGATACGGTAGTAGGCGCTGGCTCGCTCAGGCTCCTTATTCGGTTGCCCCCTCCGGTCTGTCCAATGCACATCAGCGAAGGGGTTACGAGCATTTGACCGCCGCCTCCGGTTCTGACCGTATGCACTGGATGGCTCGCGTCCGCGCCCGTAGAGCTGCCGGTATTACTGACCGTGATAGGGGCGAGCAGCGGCTCACATAGGCCGCCGGTGTGTTTTGCGGTGATGGTCTTATGCGGCTCTTTTATATCGGCAACGTGCCCAGCACCAGAATGATTGCACTCGACCAAAAAGGGGCTGCCGCTTTTGATGGTAAACTTGTCAACGCCGCGAATGATGCGGCGCATGGTGTTGTCCGCCAACGGCCGCACGGCATTCAGCCCGTATTTCTCTCTAATCGCTGCTTTGCTGTCAAAAACAGACGGGCAAGGCAAACTCCAGTCTATAATCTCAGCCGCCGACCGCCAGGGAAGCAGTTTGCCGGATTGTACTTCTTCGCTGCTTCTCGGCGCGTGTGTTCGTGCCGGCCATACAATGGGCTGCCCGTCGCATCGAGCAATCAGTACGAAGCGTTTCCGGGTGGTAGGTGCTCCATAGTCCGCCGCTACAAGCTCGCGGTATTCGACGGCATAACCGAGGTCTCGAAGCTGAGATAGAAACTTTTGAAATGTTGTTCCGGCGAGCTTCTTAATGGGTTTCCCTTTTCGGACGGGGCCCCAAGTCTGGAACTCCTCGACATTCTCAAGGAATATCACCCTCGGGCGAACAAGCGCCGCCCAACGCAATGTAATCCAAGCGAGCCCCCGGATTTTCTTATCGACGAGCGCGGCGCCTTTGGCCTTTGAAAAATGCTTGCAGTCTGGGGAAAACCAGGCACCAGCAACCGGCCGGCCGCGACATACCTTTCTTGGGTCGATGTCCCATACACTTGCTTGGTAATGCTCCGTGTAGGGGTGATTTGTCTTGTGCATGAGAATTGCGGCGGGGTCGTGATTGATGGCTGCCGCGATGGTGACGCCGAGACCTGTTTCAATGCCGGTCGAGGCTCCGCCGCCTCCAGCGAAATTATCAACGAAGATTTCTTCCGTAAAGCTGGTCTGTGCGGTATTCTTCACTTCTGCGCCTCCTCATTCTTCGGCGCTTCCACCTTTTCCGTCTGGGCTTTCATGTTCTGGAGCATGGTCTTTATGAGCTCTGCAGCGTCCGCCAGTCGGTCGAGGTCTTTCGCTCCGCAACTCCAGCGAGCCGTAAGCGTGACGGTTGGGGTGCCAAAATTGGAATAGAAGAAGCAGGCGTCTACGCTGTCGAGATACAAATAGCTGTTTTTCCTGGGAGTGTTCTTGCGGCCGCCGAACCAGGTCATAACTCGTTCGGCCATTGTGCCGGGAGGCGGCTCGCTGACGATATGACCGTCCATGCCGGATGCCCGCGCTGCGTCGTGCAGCATGACGATTTGTTGGTCTTTTGTGAAATTCATCAGCGGTGGCCCTCCTCCGGCCATACCATTCCTTCGGGGTGTTCACGAAGAAGGTTGTCCCCGTAGACCTTCTTGAGGTTATCTTTCATAAAAACAGGGACGCCGGCGCTCTGGGCGTCATTTACGATTGCCTGCACCCATTCCGGTCGCGGCTGGCGGAATTTGCTTCCCGGGCCTGTCATGGCCCCGATGATTACCCATCCCACCTTTTTCACCGCGTCGGCTCCAACTTCCTCGAAGGGCTTGAGCAGCGGCTCAATGCTGACATAGGTGTTGTGCTTTTCGCTCCACCAGAACGGTTCGTCCGGCCCCGTGACCGTCGAGCCGTACCAGAAGTTATCTTCCTGGGGCAGCTTCCCGGCGGCCGCGAGCTCCTGGTATCTCTGCGGGTTCTTCGTGAGAAACAGGTAGGTGTGCTGCGGCGCCTTCAAGCACTCGGAAAACACCTCGTAAATCCACGCGGCCGGCACCCACGCGCCGAAAAGGTCTCCCATGCTGCTGACGAACACCCTGGAAGGGATGCGGCGCTTTGTGGGATAATCCATCGCATAGCCGTGGAAGGTCGGCGCAAATCCCTTGGGGTAGGGGGTGCTTCTGAGGTAATTTACATTCTCGTCGTAGAGCTTCGAGGGCTCGTCGATGATAAAGCATCCAGAGCCTTTCGGAAGGAACTCCAGCGGTTCCGGGAGCACCATTTCGCAGGCGTGGGGCTCAAATCTGGCGATGAAGCGTTTGGCATAGCAGTAGTCGCAGCCATGCAGGCAGCCCGTGACGGGGTTCCAGGTGTGCGTACACCAATCAATCTTGCTTTTGTGGAGGTTCATAGGTTATTTTCCTTTCTGCGTTCAAACGCTTTTTACAGACAGGATGCGGAGAATGAAGCAAGCCTTTCCGGGTTCGGCGCCCCACTCCGGCCGGCCTTCTCCGTGCTGGAGAACTGCCGTGATCTCCATTGTGTCGGCGGCCGCGTTATATCCGTTGCGAAGTCTCAAAACGGACGCTTTCTGCCTTACGGGGTCGGCAAGGGCCTCCGGTGAAAGGTCAAACAGCTTCTCAAATCGGGAGCGGTAATAGGGGTTGTCTTCGCGGTATTCCTCGCGCTTCTGCCCGCAAAGTATCATGTCATACCATTGTCGTTTTATCGGTAATGTCAGCATCGCGGCTGTCCTCCTGTTCTGTTTCCGGGTCTACCGCCGGCCGGAGGCCGTCGGAGAAAAAACTATACTGATTTTGGGCTTCTTCCTCACGGTCGGCCTGCTCCCTCCGCACTTTGCGAAGGCAGCAAGGGCCATAGCCGTCTCGGATGCCCTGGGAACTCGTAAGCAGGCCGCCGCAACGCTTGCAGCGCCGGGCCGGTATGGTAAAGACTTCGTTTTCGTTGTAGACCATTGGCTCGCCTCCGTTCCCTGGTCTCTTGGCGTTCATTATTTCCTGCCGGGTGCAGGCGGGCAGAACTTGACCGTTCTGCACTTGGGGCAGCAAATGAAGCCATCGAATTTAATGCGCTCGATGGCGCCAGGCGCAACCTGGCGTTCAAAGGCGATTGTTTCGGGGTCTCCGATATAACCGCAATCACACTGGAAGGGATGCACGACCTCGCGGCCGCAGTGAGCGCAGTAGTCGAGGCCGTTCTCGAAGGGCCCGTCTGCCTCCAGCTCGACGATATAGCCGCAGGCCTCGCACTGGTAGATGTTGTGCTCCTCGTCGATAATCTTGTACTTACACTTTTCCATTTTTGCGTTCCTCCTTCGTTTTTTTGACCTGGCCGCAGCGTTCCGGGCCGTTCCGGCACGGGTTGCGGCACTCTTTTCGTTCCTGGCACTCCGCGCAGCAATAGCTTCCGCGCCGGCGGTCGCAGTTGAAAATACTACACATTGTCACGGCGATACCTCCAGCACCTCGCTCCAGCGGTTATAGGCGTCCATGACCTTCCGAGTGTAGTCCGTGGAATAGTCGCCCTGGCTCCACAGCTTTTGGGCGCCGCTGGGCCCGCAGTTATAGGCCATCAATGCGAGCCCGATGTCTCCATAGGTCTCGATATAGCCGCCAATCATGTAGATGCCGGCGCCGATGTTCCCGTCGTAGGTCGTAACGTCGAAGCCCTCTTTGAGGAGCCAGTCGTGATTGCACTTGTTGATTTGCATGAGGCCGTAGTCGCTGGTGCTGCTCACCGCGTCCGCGTCAAAGTGGGTCTCTATCTCCGCCATAGCAATCCCGAGGGCGTAGGGGACGCCGTACTGCTCACAGTAGTCTTGCATGATCTCCTGGAGGTCATAGGCGAGCAGCCGACCTTCGCTTACAATGTCGTCACGGTATTTGGGGCGCTCTGGCTCGGTTTCCTCGGGCGTTTCGGGCTCCTCTGGTACGAGCTCCCGCAGAGGGATGTATGTAGCTGTGGGGGCGTCGGACACGACCGGCGCCGGGGTGGTGCGCACGAAGGTCGTGTCCAGGACCTCACCTTCGCCGTTGAAGGCTCCAGAAGCGAGGACGATGATTGTCGTTGCTGAGAGAATGAAAAGGGTGGCAATAAGCATAAATAATCGTTTCAAAAGGTCTCCTTTCTCACCATCCGGCTCGCTTTGCCTCGTAGTCATAGGCTTCGTCCAGATTGGTAATTCCGCGTTCATGCAGCTTCCTCATAACGCCGTCGATGTAATTCCAGTTGATTTTGCCGGCGCGGCTGGCCTGTTCAAAAGCGTAGGCGAGAAGCTGTTTCCGTTCTATTGGGAATGTGATGGTCGCATCGGCGCCGGTTCCGGTGCTCTGTCGTAGGTACTCAAATATCCGCTGTTCGTCTCTTGGCGTCGGCCGCATATCTGGTGCATAGGCGCCGAAAAGCTCGCCGGTGATCTTCTTGAGCTCGGCGCCTACGGCGTCCGTCCAGCCAAAATAGCGGGTAAGGTCTTGCACGTCTTCTGAGTATTCTTCGATGCCCTCGGCCAGTGGGATATTGTATATGTTTCGCTGTCCGGCCTCCTGGGCCTCAATCGTGGTGACAGGAATGAGCTTGTAGCGGCTGGGCCTGCCCTTTACGCCTTTCTCGAATTGGAGCAGGCCCGCGTCCGCAAGCTGTTGGCGGGCTTTTCTAACTGTTTGGTCTGAACCCGCACCGATGATAGAGGTAAGTCGGTCGTTGTCGATGGAGAACCATTCCGGCCAGTACAAACGGTTTGCGAATTGCATCAGCTTATACCATAGGAGCTGCGCCGTCGTAGGAAGGGGGTGCCCCCGCATCCTTCGCTCGAAGGCGTTGATCTCCAAGAGATAATTCAATCGGCGGCACCTCCTTCCTTACGCTGGTGCCGGTGCTTCGGCTTATTCCATGCTCACCGTAGAACCGTTCTCTCCGGCGGAAACAGTGATATTCTGGGAAAATCTTGCCTTCATGGTCGGGTCGTGGCTGATTGCCAGAATACGCATCCCGGGGTTTCTGGCGGCCATGTTGGTGAGCGCATCGGCGTAGGCCTCCGTACCATCCGCATCCAGGAAAGGCGGCTCGTCGATAAACAGCATTCCAAGCTGGACGCCGGCGCGGCGGGCTTTTACGTCCGCGAGGCCCAGCGTGACCGCAAGAGCGATTTTCACCTTCTCGCCGCCGCTGTGAGAGAGATACGGACGGTTCGTTCCGGCGATACTGGAAATCCAGACCTCCAAGCTGTTCACGATTTGTTTCGTGCTTCGCTGCTCCTTCTCCGTGCGGATGTCTACGGCCATACGGCCGCCGGTCATGGCTGCGAGGATGTCGTTGCTGCGGTGCATAATTTCGGGGACGACACCACGAATAATCATGTACTGGATGCCGTCGAGCCCAAAGGCGGCGGCCAGTGTTGTGTAGTCGTCCAGCACCTTCGCCGTCGCTGCAACGTCCTTCCGCAGCTCTGCCGTCTGCGCTTCGGCTTCCGCGATGCTTTCCAACTTCGCCTTGATAGCGCCGCGCTGGGTCGCCAGGTCATTGATGGTCGCCCGGTGGGTGTCTCTGATCGCCTTGAGTCCGGGGAGCTGATTGTCCTTGGCGGGGAGCCGCGTCAAAAGGTCGGCCGCGCTGCTCGCGGCTTCGGTCTGCTTCGCCGTAAGGTCGGCGATGTCGCGCTCGAGTTCTGCCAAGTGGGCCTCAAGCGCCGTAGCGGTCGCCTCTGCTGCAAGGCAGTCCGGCAACTGCGCTGCGACGGTTTCTGTGCTGAGAACGAGCATACGCAGATTATTGGCTCGCTGGGCGTCTCCCTGGAGGCCGTTGATCTCGGAAAGATAGGCGGCGGCTTCCTTGGTGGCGGTGGCTTCACGTTCCTGGGCTTCCGCGATTTCTCTGACGGTCTCCGTGAGGCGGGCATCGTATGCCGCCAGCTTCGGGAGATTGTCGGCCAGTTTGCGGAGGCGCTGCTCCTCAGCGTCGAGCTCCACAAGTTCTTCGCCGGGGTTGCCAGAGGCTTGATATGCCTCGCGGGCGGCGTCCGCCTTTTTCAACAGCGCGTCGTACTCTATTCGATGCTGCTGCTTCAGCGTCTGGATTTCCTCCGTGAGAGGGGCAATTTTGCGCTGTGCCTCAACCGCATCAGCAAGGAAGCGGCAGGAGGCCTCGCCGACATTGGGGCATCCGCTGTCCGTGAGCTTTTGCGCGAGCCGCATGGCTTCATCAAGCGCACTTTGCTTCCCAACGATGATGCTCTTTGCATCGCTCGCGTAGGCACGGGCTTCATAGGTTGCTTCGTGGAAGGCTCGCGCAAGGTCGCTTTGCTTCTGGAGCCGGGCTTTCGCGTCTGCCTGCTTCGGGGCCAGTTCTGCGATAGCTGCCACCGCAGCCTCGATTTCGGGTCTCTGCGCCACGATTTTCTCAAGGGTGTCTCTTGTAGCCGTAAGCTCGCGGAGGCATCCTGCGGCATCCTGGGCGGCTTTCTGGCTATTCTCGCGGGCCTGCTGGAGGGAGCGCAGCTTTTCTTCCTTCGGCGCCAGCGTTTCAAGCTCTGCACGGTAGGCGTTCAGCTCGTCGGCGGCCTGCTGGGCGGCTACCTTCTGTGACGCCTTCTTCTGCGCCAAGAGCAAGTCATTTGCCAAACCGGCTTTATAGACGGTCTTCTCGTTTGCCTGGCGCTCATAGTCTTTAGCCTGGGCCTCTTTTTCGGCCGCCTGCTTTTCAAGCTCCGCCCGCATGGCGTCTGCCTGCTCTGCAGTAGAGATCGCCTTTTCCGTAGCGGAAAGAGCGTCGGAGAGTTCGGCGGTCTTCTGTGTGAGGGCTTCGTCTTCTTCCATGAGACTGTCTTTCTGCCCGATTTGCTCGCCGAGGACATTGATACGCTCGCGGGTCGCGGCGATCTTGCGGCGCTGCTCCGTAGCGTTGGCCTTTGCAAGCTCCTCCATGCGGCCGTAAATATCCAGCCCGAGAAGGGCGCTCAAGACCTCCATGCGGCGGTCGCTGTCTGCCTCCAGAAACAGGCCGTAGGCGTCCTGGCGGATAAGGGCGATGGAGCAGAATGTGTTGCAGTCCATCCCGAGCAGGCCGATGATCTTCTTCTGCGTAAGCGGCATGGTCGTATCGCTCGCGTCGTCCCAGGCATCCGTATCTGGGTTGAACCGCTGGAGCGAAAGGGTTCCGCGTCCGCTTTTCGTGCGCGTTCTGATAACGCGGTATTTCTGGCCGCCGAGGGCGAAGGTGAAGGTAATGGCGCCGCTCTTTGTGCCATCGCGCACCCAGCCGCCGACGTCTTCTTTTCGGGTCTGCTCATAAAGGCAGTCGGCAATCGCGTCCATAAAGAGGCTGCTCTTTCCGACGCCATTCTGGCCGTTGACCATCGCCATGTGTACGGGGTCGAAGTCAAAGGCGGCTTCCGTATAGCTACGGTAGTTCTTTACTTCGATGGTAAGCGGCGTGAAGGAGCCGGTATGCTTTCCGGCGTCGCGGCCATCGTCGGCCTGCTTGATGATGGGCGCGGCCAGTTCCATAAGCCGGGCTTTATCGGTCTCGGGGATTTCTGCTTTGTCCAGCCAACGGGAAAGGCATTCGACCGGGCCGTCTGTTTCGTTGATGGGCTCCTTCGCGCCCAGCTCCTCGATTTCTTCCGGGAGGATTTCGGCAACGTAAAAAGCGCCGGCCGCAAGAAGCGCCTTCTGATATTCCGCACGGTTAAATGCTTTGTCCTGGTCGCTGTCACAGTCGTAGCGTACTCGCACGATTGCGTCCTTGATGGCCTGATACTGATGATTGAGCTCGCCGCTGTGAATGAACGCGGCAACGTCCTCCGGGCCGATGTGGAGTGTGTAGTGCTTTCTTTCGGGCGTGTTGACGAAGTGCGTCGCAACAGCCGTGCCAGGTAGCCCAACCGGCGAAGTGAAAATATCGTGGTAATAAAAGCCGTGCTCCGTGCCTTCGTCGTTGAAATTGAGCTGATTGGGAGAGCCGCAGTAATAGGCCGGCGTGTTAGAGACAAGGCGCTGCGGGTGGTGGATGTGGCCGAAACAGGCCAGGTCTACTCCGGTGGCGTCGATGGTGGCGGGAAGGATTACAACGTCCTGGCCGGCCAGGAATGTGCTGCCGTTATCAGCTTCGGCACCGCTGACCGTATAGTGGGCGACCAGAATAGACGGTATCGCCCTGTCGAGCTGCGTTGCCAGCCCCAGCACCACGTCGTTTATGAGCGCGGTCGCGTTTCGGTTCTCGGTTTCCTTATCAATGCCGGGGCAGAAGGTGCGGAGCCGGCCCTTATCAAAGCCGGGGACGCCCATGATCTGGACGGGGCCTCCGGTGGTCTGCAACGTCAGCACCTTCGGTGCCGTGATGATATGGAGGTTCCTGGCGTCCTTCGTAAGCTCCGCCAAAAGCTCGAAGGCGCGGGGGTTGTCGTGATTTTCTGTTCCGAACAGCAGCACTACCGCGCTGCTTGCTTCGCAAAGGGGCCGGATAAAATGCGTCACCGCGTCGTTCACGTCCTCAAGGGCCGTATCAGCCCATACGCGAGAGCGGTTAAAAAGATCGCCGGCGATGATTGCGAGGTCGGGCTTCTCTGCCTGGGCGGAGGCTACGATAGCCTCCATACACCGCAAGGTATCAAGTCTGCGGAGGTTCTGGCCGTCTTTCGTCGGCCCTGTCAGGTCGCCGAGGTGTGTATCGGCGGTGTGTAAAACTTTCATAGGTTATCTCCTTTTTCAGCGCCAGCGTCTTGCGGGGTATGGGCCGATGTATCGGGAGAGGTTGTAGATGTATGCGCCGCAGCGGACGCATATATCGTTCTTTCCCCAATATCCGAGCTTCTTCATCCCTCGGACGCTGCCGGTGTAGTGAATAGATGGATGCTGGCCTTTCTGGCCTTCGGTGAGCCTCATGTACCTCAAACAGCTTCCTCCTTTGCAAGCGCGGCCGCAAGCTCCTGGAGCATCTTGTCGATGGCTTCCGCGTCACAAACGAGTTCACGGGTGCTTGGGACACCTTTGACGCCGTTCCGCCTTGCGTCTATCCACATTTCGATGTGTTCGTCGATGTCCCACCCAGCCGCGTATTCCTTGACGTTCTGAATGAAGTCCTTGGAATCTACGCAAATATTGAAATCTTCTCCGGCCGGGGAAAACTTTGCAAGCTCGATTGTTCCGTCGTTATCCTCACGAACCGTCCATTCAAGGCGCTCGCAGATGTCGGAGAGCTTTTTGTCAAGAGCCATATCAGCGTCCTCCGCGCTGCGCGGAACGCGCCTTATCCTGGCAGACCTGGCAGAGGGCGCGGCCGTAGATGCGCTTGCTATACGCAACGATGTCGCTTACCTTCCAGTTCTTCCCCGGGGGAGAGACGATTTTCCGGTGGCAGTCCGCGCAGATGTCGGCTTCTGTGCTTTGCGGTTCGCCCCAAGCGCCGCTTGCCGCGCCTTCGTCGCCCCATTCGCCGCCTTCGGGCTCGTCGGGGTCTTCTGCGGGGTCGTACTGGCCGGGCCCTTCGTCGGGATAGGCCGGAATCTGCTCCGCCTTCTGCGGCTGCTGCGGAGCTTCGAGCGCCTGCCGCTGTGCTGCGGGGAGGGGCGTTTCAAAGAGCATCCCCATAGACTGCAAGTAGTTGGCCGCTACGGCGTCTTTAATCTCCGGTGCGTCCAGATTGGGGACGACGCGGGCAACGACAAAGGGCTTCTTGAGGTCTTCGTAGGCATACGTCCCGGCGAGGCCAAGGGCGGCTCTGATTGCTCGCATGAAGGCTTTACTCTCTGCCATCGCTGTGCGGTGCGGGAGGAAGCGCCGGTACTGCTGGCCGTTGGCGCCGTCTTTCATGCCGGCGGCCTCCAGGGTGCAGTCGATTTCCTTCGTGGCCTGGAGGAGCCGGAAGCCGCCGGACGGCTCCGGCACTCTGATCGTGACCGTCACGGCCACGTCATGCACATGGGGGCAATTCCCGCAAGAGCGAGCCTTGCCGGTGGCTCTCGCCATTTCGATGCAACGGTCGCAAGCCTCGGTTCGCCCGGGGGTCGTGGAAACGATGCTGATGTTGGCTGCGGCGGCCAGCTTCATGCCGCCGACCTTCGTGATCGCGTAGGCGCTGCTGGATTTCTCATAGTAGATGTCCTTGCTCGGGCCGTTGTTGGAGCTGTTCTGCCGGACGTCGAGCTGCACTTCCGAAACGGTGATACGCTGGAGGTTGCTGGCGACCTGCATGGTCGTGACCGGCACGAGGACGTTATATTTTTCGCGGTCGTACTTGTTGAGCTGCACGATAGCGTTGGTGGGGTTCATAGGTTATCCTCCTTCAAAAAGGTCTTGACGCGGGTTGCTGCCCGTGCTATATTGTGACCATAGGTTATTTTCCGAGCGAGCCGCTTCCTGCGCCAACAGGGGCGGCTTTTTCTATGCCTGCGTTCATCCCGACAAGCAGGATGTCCGAGATTGTTTCCTCCAGCTTCCGGAGGAAGGCGAGCGCATTGCCGAAGTCTTCGCGTTCGCTGTCGTCAATCACTCCATCGAAGGCAATCTCCTCCAACTGGTCGGCTACCTCTTGCGCGTCTTCGAGCATCCTGCTCACGCGAAGCGTTGCAAGCGGGAGCGGACGGTCTGTTGCTTTTCGGCCGATGCGCTGCCCTACGGGGCACCCGGCGCAATACTTCACCAGAATAGCGGGGTTCTTGTAGCTCTCCGAATAGAGAACAGCATCACCAGGTTCCATCAGAACCTCTCCGCGCTCATGGCGTCCGATTGTCTCCTGCGAATATGGTACTTTGGTCGTTGCTGTGCCTCTGCTGGCATATCCGGCCTTCAAACGTGCCTCGCGGAGATAATCGGGCGCGTTTTTTGTTGCCGTATCTGACATTCTGTGAGCCTCCTTTCCGTGGTATCATTTGTTTGTCAGCAAGGGGAATCGCCTCCGGCGGCCTTGCTGATGGCCTTCAAGACGCAGCGAGCCGCGTACTCAGCATTTCGGGTGAGCTGGCGTTGCCATGCACCGTAGCGAGGCGACCAGCGGAAGCCGTTGGATTTAAGGACGCTGCGGGTCTCCTCGTCGGGCTTCTCGTCGAAGATGATTTGGAGCCGGTCGGCCTCCAGGTTGCGGACGATCTCGCCGCCGTCGAACTTCTCGTTTTCGGTGGGCTGGGCCTGCTGCGCCTGCCGCTTGTCTAACTCGGCCAGACGGTCGGCGACGCGCTTGATGTAGCCACGGAGGCTCTGCAGCTCGTAAGCCGGGAACGGGCAGCCATAAAGCGCAAGGGGCGTTCCGTCGCCTTTGGCGAATACGCCGGGTCTGGTAAGCCACGCTTTTTCCTTCGGGGTGATGCCGGGGCAGCCATCCAGCGTTTTGTTCTTGCGATAGAAGGCATTGGCAGCCTTTGCATCATCCAGAGATTTTTGATAGGCGGCAAGCTGCTCCGTAAGAATCTCCCGGGCGTGAGGGTCGGCCAAATCAACGGGGCCGGTGCCGACGGATTTGATTTTGCTCAAAATGCCTTTGATCTCGTCGTATTCTTTCCAGAGCGTATCCTCGCGGGCCATCTGCTTGTTATGCTTCTTCATGTTGTAGCCGCCTGCGCCGGAAATGAACTGGCTGGGGTAGCTGGCCTGATTGCGGTTGTAGGCGTTCGTCCACTCCGCGAGGCGCCGGGCATAGCGGTCGAGCAGCGCGTCGAGCTTGTCGTGGTAGAACGGGCTGACTTCGGCTTTCTTTGAAGCCACCAATGCGGCGGCTTCGTCTACTGTGGCGCGGTAGCCATCCGTGGCGCTGCCTGACTTGTAGTCGCTCATGTGTACCATGGAGTGCGCGGTGCGGGCGGTTTCTTCGCTGATTTCGTAGTAATTCACTTGGTATCCTCCTTCGGTTCCGTGTTAGACGTAAACGGGGTCTTTACCTCGCTCCGTGTTCTCGCCGGCGAAGCAGTATCCGCAGAACTGCCAGATGCTATTTTCTCCGGCGTAGGTGATGCGCTTAAAGGTGGCGAAAACAGGACGCCACTTTCCGCTGTTGGGGTCTTCCCGATGGGAATAGGGCTCGCCGAGCTGGGTGCAATCGCTTCTCATGCAGGCCGGCGGGAGGCAGTTGACGGCGTTATCAACAACGCCCTGGCTCACATAGTCGCCGACCTTGGCCTTGCCATAGTCGAAGGTATCTTCCGTGTAGACCTCCTTATTGTCGGCCGGCGCTTCGCCGCAGTCACATCGCTCGCCAGGGTCAAGGGCGCAGCCGCAACGGTCGCATTTATAATTCCACATTGTCTTTCTCCTTTCTCCGCCTTCGGCGTTCCGCTTCCTCCACCCAGGCCCGGAGACGGTACCCGAAGTAGACCAGAATGACGGCCCAGATGGGGACGGTAATTTCTCCGCCGGGAAGCCCGGCGCGAGCTGCTGAAATGTCAATAGCCCAAAGAACGAGCCTGGCGGCCGCAAAAGCCGCAAGGGCCGTGAGGAACAGCCGGGGGAACTTGCTCCGGCGCTTCCGCCTGCGTCGCTGCGTCTGTGCGCTGACGGTCATTTCTATCGTCTGCATAGCTGCTCCTCCTCAGGCCGTTTTTGCTGCCCGTGTCTGCCGGGCGGCGGCCTTTGCGGCAACCTCCTGCGTGTAGCAATAACGCTCATGGAAGTAGCTCTTTGCGATGCGGCCCGGAATGATGCAGTAGCCTCGGTCGCTCAATTCGCGGTTAAGGTCTGCGATAATCTTGTAGCTTTTACTCCGTGAGAGGCCGGTAATTGTCATAACGTCCTCCACAAAGTAGAAGATGTCCTTGACAGTTTTCATCTGACCGCCCCCGCTTCCGTCTGCGGATACGTCGCCATGAAGCGGCGAACAGTGGGGATAAGCTGATGGCCGGCGCATCTGCCGGTAGTGGTCTCAACGAGGGTGGTGTACTTGACGCCGGCCTTCTCGGCGAGCTCCTTGACGGTCATGCCCGTCTGGGCGGTAAAGACGCGGACTTCAATGCCAAACTCGGTCTTTGCCTTCCGTGGTGCGCTCATTTGGTTTTCCTCCTTACCTTATTTATTTGGCTTGTAAATACGATGAATAGATGGTAGAATGAGATAAATCAGAGGCGTTTCCGGCTCGCGGTCTCTTTCGTGACTGCCTGCGGAGTGAAGCCTCCAGGCGGTTCCCGACGCTCACGAGAACGCCTGCGGCCGTGATGGCCGCGACCATGATAACGAAGCCGCCGGGCATATCAGCCAGGCCGTCGGCCAGCAGCGCCGTCCCAAAAATGAGGATGAGCGCCAGGCCGTAGATTGCATCGAGAAGTTTCTTCATTGTTCTGTCTCCTTGTGAATAGGTGCGGCCTGCAGGGTTACCAGTCCTCCGCTTCCTCAGATAACAGGTCTTCAAATTCAACTTGGCCGGGAAGCACCCCATCTTCCATCCACCAATGAAACACGTCTCGTCCGGTCGTCCCGGCTCTCCATGTTCCGTCAGTTTTGCCTCGTCGTTTTCGTTCATCGAGCATCCTGTCAAAAGCGCGAATATATGCGTCTTTATACTTCGGATACCTGGTGAACTCTTTTTGCCTGCCTCGGGCTCCGGCCATAGGGCATCCAACGCACCCAACGCGGGAAAAGCCGCACTCATAAAGAGGATTGACCGGGATTTTTTCGGCTTCGATATAGTCCCAGACATCTGCATCAGACCAGTCAATAATGGGATTGCAAACAGCTTTATGCTGCCTCATGCACGTTTCAAAGAGCCGCCGTCGGTCGTCGTTGTCGTTATTGAGGACGATTTTCTTTCGTGGGTCTGATGGCATAGTTTCGTAAATGCCGCGATTGTTCTTACGCTTGACGCTCTCCGCCCACCTAACACCCGTCGTTATGTAACGGCCTTGACCTCCGCGCTCCTTGAGAATGGAGCAACAGTAGCGGACGAGCCGCGTAGGAGGCATGAGTTTTTGCGGGATAAGGCTCCACATAGTCACCCGTTCGCCCTTGTAGTACGGGTAATTGATCTCGCATTTTATCCCTTTTTCCTCGAGCCGCTTAAACTCGCGGCGGATGAAATAGACCGTCTCCGGCGCGTCTACGGTCGTGTGATTGTGCATAACCTCGAAGTCGATACCGGCCTTCTCGGCGAGCGCCACGCAAACGGAGCTATCTTTTCCGCCGCTGGTCGTCACAATGAGCGGAGCCTTGTAAAAGCGTTCGGACGTGTCTGCCGCTTCGCGGAGCCGCATAATGGCTTTTTGCTCTAAATCCATATCCATTAAGCTGTTTCCTCCTCGTCGTCCTTGTACTCTTTTGTGTCGATAACTACCGTTTCCCCGGTAGGAAGCTCAACTGTTATGACCCCATCACGATCCTCCATCGAGGCCTGACCGGCTCCATAAAAGAACTGACATCCTGCTTCCTCTGGGTCTGGCATCCAATTTCCAAGCATAATTTCCAGGGGTACGAGGCAAAAACAGTCGTCTTCGCTTGTGTAGCGGCGGCCTTTCTGGTCGTGGTAAATCCGGGGATAAATATCCGGTGCATTTTCGTTTTGGCTGAAAAATGTCTCTGCGGAAATGACCTGAAGCCCGGTCGGGCCATCTTCACATACGGGGCTAATGTGTTCCTGCATAGTGTCGCCCCAAATATCCCAAGGCGTGATTCCAACTGTTTTTGGGCAATCGGTTAAAACTGCAAACGGGGCGCCGATGCAAAAGCCGATTTTAGAGCTGCTGACCTTACGCCCTTGAACTTCGCTGGCAGAAAAATGTTTGCAGACGAGCTTGACCTCGGCGATGGTGTAAGTGCCGTGCCGGTAGCACTCGTAGAAATCGTGGACAGCTTGTGTTTCGCTTTTGGCGTGTATGCATTCCGTCCCGGTCGTGCCGTTCTCGCGGGTGAAGAAGATTTTGTAGGTGTTCATATAGGTTATTCCCTCCGATATATTTTCCTTGTGTTTTCGCCGTATTCTTCGGGTGTAGCCTAATTATCGCTGAGTACAGCGGAAAAGTCAAGCGATTTTTCGCCGCAAACTTCGATTTGTTGACTTCGCTGTATTCAGTAAACCTGTTTTGTTGACTTTGCTGTGTTTTGGGGAGATTTTTTATGAATTTTGCTGAGAGACTTGATGAATTGATGGCTGAAAAGAAAATGAATAGCCTGCGCCTCTCCAAAGAAATCGGCGGCTCCGACCGCGTAATTGGTGCTTGGCGTAAAGGTGAATATGAGCCAAAACTAGAAAGTCTTATTCGGCTCGCTGAGTTCTTCAATGTCTCGCTTGACTATCTGGCTGGGCGTTCCGAAGTCCGGGAAATGAGCATAAAAAAAGAGCCCGCACCGGAAATTTCCGAGAACGGGCAAGAGCTTCTTGAAATATATAATCAGCTCCCCGAAAGGGAGCAGCTTCTACTCCTGGGCCGCTTGCAGGAGCGGTACGCACCTGTGCTTGATACCGCTTCTGCGGAGCCCCCCGCGCACAATGCGGAGGCCGTATAATCTACGTCGATTTCGGGAGGAGATAGGCCGTGGAAAAGATAGAATGGAACGGAGAATACTACGCGAACTTCTTCGAGGCCGAAGGCGAAGGCCCCGGCGGTCAAAAACTGCGGTCTTGGGATGATGCACGGAAGTATGGATTTCTCTCTGCCGGTGGGGCTCGCTGCTATTGGCATCCGCTTCTAATGCTTTCTCCTGGTGACCGCGTTTGGGTGAAGATGAAGCATAAGGATGGAACGAAAGGATTTGTCGGCTGCTGCATCGTCAACGCATCGGCCGCGCCGGCTACATCGGTGAAAATCAGTGGGACGCCGTTCTTTTCGCTGCCGCTGTCCGGGGAATACTGCCGGTCAAGAGACGATGAAGACGGAGAATACGTTGTCCTGGTTGAATGGATAAAGGCTGTCCCAGCGAACGAAACTGTTTCTCAGACTGGAATGTACGGAAATCAACAGACTGTCTGCCGACCGAGGCAGGTAAACTGGCCGGATACGATTGAGCATCTTAAAAACTGCTGGGAAATAGAATAGGTGGTGTTTTTCACCACCTATCTGCAAAGAGCATATTCCTGGTGATTTTCACCGGGAATATTGAAAATAGGTGGTGAAAATTCCCGGTGAAAAATAAGGGGTATTTTTCACCGACATAAATAAACTGTTCTGTATATATAAACTGGTAGAAAACTTGTGATGATAGTGGTGGCTGGCCCGGGCCGGCCGGAGGTGAAAAAAGTGGAAAAAATCATTGACCTTGACGAACGCCGCTTTGCCCTTGGCGCCGAGCACCGCGTAGGCCGTGCCTATTGCCGGAGCTGCGGGGCCGATGAAAATGTCAGCGATATGGTCTCCGGGCTCTGCCCGGCTTGTGCCTATGTCCGCACGAAGGCCTTGGCCGATATGCAGCGCCAGTACGCTGCGGCCGTTGATGCAGGCGAACCGGACGCCGCTGCGAGGGTGGCCGAGATTATCGCCGCGTATGAGCAGAAGGAGCGCGTTCAGCTTCGCGGCGCCTTCCATGGAAATCTGCGCGGCTCACAGTATCCGGGGAAATAAAAAAGCGCCTCCCCACGGAGGGGAGGCGTCTGCTTTTATCTGGCTGGGGTCTGGCTGGAAAGGGGAATGAACTCGAGGTTGAGCTTCATCCCCATGCCGGCGGCGAGCCGCTTGAGGGTGCGCAGAGACGGGTTTCCGGTTCCGTTCTCCAGTCGGCTGATGTCGGCCTGGTGGATGCCGGTCGCCTGCGCAAGCTGCGCTTGTGTAAAGTCGTTTTCTTCGCGGCCTTCGATAATGGCGCGGATGATCTGGAACTCGGGCTCCAGGGCGTCCCATTCGGCCTTGAACTCGGGGTCTTCCATTTTCTTCGCAATAGCATCGTTGAGAGTAAGCATTATTTTAGAGCCTCCCTTCGCTCGTAGTCTGCCCGGTATTTCTTCGCCAATTCGATTTCGCCGGGCGGGGTCTTTGGCGTCTTCTTGGTGAAGCCGTTTGTAAGGATAATCTTTTTCCCAATCGCAAAGAAATATAACACGCGGGAGATATTTCCTTCCTGCTGGGCTCGGATTTGGAAAATGCCGTCTTTCAAAAACTCTGAATAGGGCAGCCGCAGCCGGGTTCCGTCTATCTCCAACATGGAGGCTATTTTATATATCTTGGCCTGCATCTTCGGGGATAGGGTTTCAATGAAATCGTATGCCGGCTTTGTGCCGTCTTCCGTTTCGTAGAATATGACTTCGTATTTGTCCATATCTCCACCGCACTTTCTTTCTCTACGGCTATTATATGTGATTTATCCCATAATGTCAACGCTATTTTGGCTTATTTTTTTGGTGCTGCTCGGGCAGCGGGAAGGAGGCTGTGATGCCTGCGTATAAAGACAAGGAGCGAGGCACCTGGTACGCCTCGTTCTATTACACTGATTGGCGCGGAGACCGTAAGCTCAAGAAAAAGCGTGGGTTTCCCCGGAAGAAGGATGCCGAGGAATACGAGCGCGAGTTTCTGCGGAAAGAGGCGCAGAGCTGCGATATGACCTTCGGCTCTATGACGAAACTGTATATGGACGATATGCGGCCGCGCCTGCGGGAAAGTACCATGCGCAGCAAAGAATACTTGATTGAAGGGAAAATACTGCCCTTCTTCGGGTCTCTGCCGCTCAACGCTATCAAGCCGGCGCACGTCCGTAAATGGCAGGCTGAAATACTCAAGGAAAATCCTGCGCCCACCTACGCGAAGTCAATCCATAATCAGCTCTCCGCAATTTTCAATTATGCTGTGAAGTATTACCGGCTCCCAGAAAATCCGGCGCGAGTGGCCGGCGCCGTCGGCAAAAAGAAGGCAAGCGAAATGAAGTTCTGGACGGTGGAGGAGTTCAACAAGTTCCTGCCGTGTGTTCCGCGCCTTCCGGCCCGGGTTGGCTTTTCAGTGATGTTCTGGACGGGGCTGCGGATAGGGGAGCTTCTGGCGCTCACGCCGGCCGACATAGACCTCGACGCGAAGACGCTGTCCGTCACCAAGACCTTTCAGACCATCGACGGCCGCGAGGTCGTGACTGAGCCGAAGACGCCCAAGAGCCGCCGCACGATAGATATGCCGCCGAAGCTGGCCGATATGCTCAAGGGATATATGGCTGCTCTCTATAATCTGGCGCCGGATGATCGCCTGTTCCCGTTTACGAAGTCCTACTTTCATCACCAGATGCGGAAAGGGTGTGAGGCCTGTGGCCTTGAAAAAATCCGGCTGCATGATCTCCGGCACTCCCACGCTTCGCTGCTGATAAACCTCGGCTATCCCGTGCTGGTGGTGTCCGAACGCCTGGGGCATGAGGACGTCGAAACGACGCTTCAAACCTACGGGCATTTGTATAAGACGACGACCTCCGAAGCGGTCAAAAAACTCGATGATTTGATGTTGTAATGCCACTATAATGCCACGGAAACGAAAAAAATCCCCGGGGCCCTGTGTTTTCAAGGGCTCCGGGGATTTCGGATATTATTCCCACTCTTTCGCCGAAGGGTTGTTCGACGTCTTTTGTGGTGCTTTTTCGTCCGTATAGTCTCCATATTTCGGCGGCGTCCGTGTGGTCTGTGTCTTCCACGGTTGCCGTAATGCCAAAATAATTCCACGGACAGTATAGCAGCTCTGCGCTGCTTTTGCAAGGAAGACTACGCTTCTGCAGTCTTCCCCTGGAGGATGGCTTTGATAATCTCCATAGCCGTCTCCTTCTTCGTGGCCTTCGGGTTGACCTCAATGCCATAGGCGCGGGCTCGCTCTGCGAGGGCCTGCGCCGTCATGTTGAGCAGTTCTGCGATGGTTTCGGCGATGGCCTCCTCGCTGATCTTCTTGACTTCCTGCTCGGGCTCCGGCTTCTTGATGGCTGAAATGTATTCCTCTGCGTATTTCCGCATCCAGTTAAAAATGCCCTGGGCGATAGCTTCGAGCCGTTCCTCCGTCAAGATGGCGCGGAAGGCTTTGGGAACGTGCTGATACATCGACGCAACGACCTGGGCCATCTTCTCGGGCCCGGGAAGCGACGTCATTTCGGCCAGCGCGACGAGCTGGCTTACATCGCCGGTGAGGACGGCCTTGAGTGCAAAGTACGCGGCCGCGAGCATGGCGGTGATGAAAAGAACAATCACAACAATGCTGAAAATCGTAAAGAACGTCATAGCGGTTCTCCTTCATGTTTCGCGGCCGGTGGCCGCTTTATTTTTTGCTGTCTTCGCAGCGCGGGAAAGGGCAGTCTTCGCAGTATGGCCCGGGGGTGCAGCCTTCGCCGTCGGACGTAGCAATTAGAATGACGGCCAACGCGACGACGGCAATCTGGCTGAACAATACGAGCGCCGCTTCAAGGGCGGGGCTCATGCCTTCACCACTTTGTCGGCGTCCACCCATCCCCAGACCGTAGAGGCGCTGGTAGTGTGTACGATGTGGTAGGGGTGCTTCGCTCCCTGGCAAATCATTGTGACCTTCGCTGGGCCCGCTGCGGGGCTGCTGGCCGGCTTTGCGGCGCTGGAGCTGACGTAATGCGGGCCGCCTGCGAATTGCACGATGTCACCGACAGAGAGCTTCACGCCGGCTTTGGGAATCCTGATTTTCTGGCCGACACGAATGAGGTTGGGGTTCTTGATGCTGTTATAATCAGCAAGCGCCTTGACCGTCGTTCCGTGCTTCGCGGCAATTCTGCTGAGTGTGTCGCCGCTGACGACTGTGTAGATCGTCTCGCCGCCCGTCACGGCGGCCGGCGTCGTGTCCACCTTTGGGGTAGGCACTCCAGCCTTCTTCCCGTAGTCCGGGAGGCCGAAGCCGCGAATATAGCGGCCGTTGACCTTGAGGGTGCGGTAGCCGACGGCATCGCTCATATTGCCTTCGATGATCTTCATGGTATTGCCGGAGACCGATACGACGTAGCCGACATGATCGGCTGCTCCTTGGTTGTCCGTGGTGGCAAAGTCGCTGCCGTCCTGCCAGTCATAGAAAATGACGTCACCCGGGCTGGGAACATAGGCGTCGTTTTCCTGCCAGCGCCCGAGTTTCTTGAACAACTCGATATGCTTCCCGCATCCGCACTCGGTCGGGATGATGTCGGTGAAGCCGCATTTGATGGCGACGGCGCTGACGAAGGTGCTGCACCAAGCGTCGGTGTACTTCACCTGGTAGCCTCTGGCGAGGGGCGTGTGGCTGTTATAGGTGTCGATGATTTTGCGGTGGCTGCCGTCTGCTTCTTTGCAGCCGAGCCATGCAATAGCTGTGTTGACGACGGTAGCGCGAGCCTGTGCTTCTGTCATATTGTTTTCTCCTTCCTGCTTAGTCTTTCAAGACGATCTCCGCGAGGTGGAGGGCAACGTCGGCCCCGTATTTATCTGCGAATTTCGTGAGGAAACGCTGGGCGTATTTGGCCCTGTTTTCGTTCTTCGATTTCCACAGGTAAAACGCAGTCGCGGCGCCGCACTCTGCAATCCACGCGCATACGATGGTGGCCCAGGAGCTTTTGTCCTCCACAACGAAGTAGAGAACGAGGAGGATAAAAAGAATCGTGTAGGAGAAGATAATGAGCTTCTTTGAGAACTCCATAGGCGGCCTCCCTTCACTCGACGACGGAGGCGATTCCCATGCGTGTGAGAAAGTCTTTTTGTTCGTGCTTGATTTTGATGGCATAATTTAAGGCGTCGTGCATATCCCCGTTGCAATGTGCGTCGGGGATACGCTGAACAGCCTTCGCCGTAGCTTCGCCGAGGGCTATGGCGGCCGATACGCCTTGAATGGTGTGGATTTGAAGCTCCTCCCTGGCTTTTTCACGCTCTGCCTCTTTCTTGTGGCGCTCCTCCTGCTCCTTCTCTCGCTTCGCTTCGCGCTTTGCAATCTTCCGCTCGAAGTTCCAAACAAGGAAGCCGGTAATAGCGCTCGGGATGCCGAGGGCGAGGATGAAGGCCCAAAGGGCCTGCCCGACGGTCAAGGTGATCTCCATGCCTGTCGTCACCTCCTGGCCTTGTCGAGGGCCGAGGGGTTATAGCCTACGATTTCGGCAATAGCCTTGAGGTCGTCGATGGGAGCGTTATAGAAGTCATAGCCCCAGATAAAGAAGTCTTCGCAATCTGGGCGCTTATACCGCAAACACAAAGGGCTTTCCCAGACCTTATCCCAGCGGCGCTGGTGGTCTGCGTCCCTTTTCTCCAGGCGGGCGAGGATTGCGACCACCAGGCCGCCGCGCTCCAGCCCATGCCCGTCGTCGTCTTGGCTGAAATAGTCATAGGCGTTTTGGCTGGTTACAACGCAAAGACGGCTACCTTCGTAAAGAAGATAGCCGTCTTCGGTCTCCAGAGCTGTCCCGTATGGGATATTTACTTTTCCGCAGATACCCTCAATGCGGGCCCGCTTCCTGGTGATATATCGCTTATGATTTACCATCGCTTACACCTCCGCCTTCTCGGGGTGCAGCAGAGCGGTCAGCTCAGTGTATTCCGCCTCGGTGATCTTGTCGGCTGCGTAGAAGACGTCCAACTTGGTCTCCATGCCGGCGGTCTGGCCGCGCTCAATCATGCGTTTCAGAGTACGATACAACATTGTCCTTCACCTCCTTCTCAGGTAGTCTCAGCATCGCCTTCCGTGTCGTCAATGCCGAGCTCCAGAAGGGTGATGCGGTATTCGTGATCGACGGTCAAAGCGTCGGTATCACTGATAGTCGTGTTGACAAGCTCAATTTCCTTGCCAGCGTCGATGTGCTCCAGCGCAACCGTTTCTACACCTTCGATAGCCTCCCGGCCGGCGAGGTGATAGACGGTATTGCCAAAAGCAATGCCCGAAGCCTCCGGCTCCGGGCAAAGAACGTAGCAGCCACTTTCGGCCTGCTTGATATAGGTGGGAGCTTCGGTCATGCCGACGCTGCCGCCGTCTTTGATAATTTTGAACATTTCAAACCTCCAAATAGAGCATATTCCAGCCTCCGCAGCCGGAGGAGCCGTCCGTGGTCGTCAAAGTTCCTATAATAGGCGCTCTGGCTTTCCTTGTACTGCTCGACGTATGCGAGGGTGCGGGTTCCTGCATCCACCTCTTTGCGGAACAGTTTGAGCTTTCTGCGGGCTCGCTTCATACCGTCCCGGCTTCCGTTTATCTTGATGGCGCCGCTCTCCGTGAGTGTAAAACGGGCCTTGCAGAAACGGAAAGGTTTCGTGAGTGGGATGATTTTGCACTTGCGCTTGTTTACCGGGACGCCGATGGCCTCAAATCGCTTGACGATTTCCCGGCCCAGCTTTTTCAGCTCCTCAACATCAGGAAGGACGATGTAGTAGTCGTCCATATAATGCCCGGCAACATGGACGCCTGCCTGGCATTTGATGAAGTTATCAACTGCGCTCGGCAAAGCGACCATTTCCTGCTGGCTGGGTTCGACGCCCAAGGGCATCCCACGGCCCGGCGTCGGGCACGGGGATGATGCAACGATGCTGTCGGCGAGCCCTCGCAAGCTCGGGTCAAGAATGAGCCGCTGGTGTCTCTGGTAGATTGTCGCATGGGGTGCGCTGGGGAAAAACTTTTTCAAATCGAGGAGCAGCACAGCGCCGGCCCTCCCGTATCTGCGGAAGTGCCAATGAAGCTGCTGTTCGAGCCGATGGTAGGCGAAATGCAGCCCCATTCCGCGCCGGCTGGCCCCGTTGTCATATATCATGTGCGGGGTGTAGAGCGGTATCAGAATGTTGTTGCACTCGGTCTTGTGGATTTGCCTGTCGGTAATGTGCGGGGCGTCGATGGGCCTGATCTTCCCACGTTCCTTGAGAACGAAGTGGCTGCATTTCTTCGGCTTCCACGTCCCGTCCAACACCTGGCGCCTGCGGGCGGCCGTGCCGGAAAAGAGGTGAAGCTCGAAGTTTTGGGTGCTTTGCTTCCAACGAACGCCGTTGCAGCACTTCTTCCCGTAATAGAACATGGCCCGGTAGGAGAAGGCTTCCTCCAGGGTGCCGATAGCGGCGTTCCGGGCCTGCAGTCGTGCTTGCCGCCTTGCCCGGCGGCGTTTGTACCGCGCCTCGCGGCGCTCCTCGCTTGTCATAATAGAGTATTCGCCTTTCGTACAGATACAATGTAGGGTGCCGTCTAATCTGCGTTG